CCTCAGAGTACAGAGTACAGAGTCAGACTACAGAACAGAAAGAAAGAGAAGACCCCGCCGCTATCGCGGCTCCCCCCATCGAGGACGCGCATGAGCAGGTGGCAGAGGTGCAAGTGGTGGATGACCGAGGACCGGAGGTGCTGCCGAGCAGTACCCCTGCCACAGGAGATTTGCCCGCAGCATGCGCCGACCAACCTTCCATCGGTGGCATGGGAGCCGCCTTGGGGATGGGGGCGGAAGCTCTCGGCGATGGAAATGGAAATCTTGGAGGAAATGGAAAGGCTCGGCGTGCCGGCGACGATGCCAGAGACGCATGGAACACCGTTGCCGCCCGATGCGGATGGCCAACCGTCCAGCGATTTTCCGAGGCTCGGCAAAAGGCTTTGACCGCGCGGCTGGCTGAAATCGGCGGCTTCGATGGCTGGCAAACGATGCTGGCGAAAGCCGAGGCCAGCGACTTCCTGTCCGGCCGCTCCGCCCGGACCGATGGGCATTCCAATTGGAGCATGACGTTCGATTGGGCGACGAAGCCCGCCAACCTCACCAAGATCATGGAGGGCAACTATGACAACAAATCTCCCGGCCCTGCTACCGCAAACGGACGCGGCCCTACTGCCGGATTTGCTGCTGCCGCGCTTGCACTTCGAGACAAGGAATATTCTGGGCTCTGACGGGCAATTCGAGGGCACCCAGGTTTCCGGCTGCACCATCACCAGCAACGCGGCCGACGATCCCCACCGCCGTGACGCGGTGCTCAGGGAAGCCCTGGCGAGCCTTCAGAGCGCGTTGCGTCCCTGCGGCGGGGAAACTGCGGTCAAGCTGCTGGCGCTTCTCAGGCACCGCACCAAGGCCCGCGTCGAGGACGGAAACGAGGGGGCCATGACGGCCGCGGCCTATGGCGACTGGCTGGCGCAGTATCCGGCCGACATCGCCAGTGCGGCGTGCGAGGAATGGGCGCGGGGCAACACATGGTGGCCGGCGTGGGCCGAGTTGCAAAAGGCGCTCGACAAGCTGGCCGCTCCCCGGCTCGCGATCCGCAAGGCGCTCCAGGACGCGCTCGCGCCCAAGGCCGGCGTGCTGTGCTTGGGCAAGCCCGCAGAGGAGACCCGAGCCCAGCGGATGCGCGCCACGATCAACGCCTACCTGCGCACCGACAAGGTGTTCGACGCTTCCCGTGTCGAGCGATCGCTGGCAGGCGAGGAGGGCCGCACGCCCGAGGATTGGGCCACGGCCGCGAGGGAGGAGACGCCCAGCGCGCGGCCAGACATGCCGAGCCTCGGGCCGATCTATGCCAGCCCCGCCGCCCGCGCGGAATACTGGAAACAATGATGATCTACGGCAGCGTTTGCTCTGGGATCGAAGCGGCGACCGATGCATGGCATCCGCTCGGCTGGCGGCCCGCGTTCTTTTCGGAGATTGAGGCATTCCCGCGCGCCGTCCTGAAGCACCACTATCCCGAGGTTCCGTGCCATGGAGACTTTACCACAATCGGAGCCGATGATTATGGGCCAATTGAGCTTCTTGTCGGCGGCACCCCCTGCCAAGACTTTTCCGTCGCGGGCCTTCGAGCGGGAATTGCTGGCGAGCGTGGCAATCTCACCCTTGAGTTTCTACGGCTGGTTGCGCGAAAGAAGCCCCGTTGGATCGTTTGGGAGAATGTCCCCGGTGTCCTGTCTTCAGACGGAGGACGGGCGCTTGGAGCCTTCCTCGGAGGGCTGGCAGAACTCGGGTATGGGTTCGCCTACCGGGTTCTTGACGCTCAGCACTTCGGCTTGGCCCAGCGACGGGCGCGCGTGTTCGTTGTCGGATATCTTGGAGATTGGCGACGTGCCGCCGCGGTTCTTTTTGAGCGCGAAAGCCTGCAAGGGCATCCTGCGCCGCGCCGGGAATCGAGGGAAAGAATTGCCGGAACAATTGGCGCACGCTCTTGCCTCAGTGTCGGAAGCCAAGACGCAGCCGCAGGACACTTGATCGCCCCGGAATTATCATTTTGTTTGAATGCAGGAGGCATGGGCAGGCAGGACTACGGGACGGAGACGTTAATCCCCATGCGCGGAGGTTCCTTTGACGTGGCTCATTCGCTGCGGGCCGAAGGTTTCGACGCCAGCGAGGACGGGACGGGGCGTGGGACGCCGATCGTGCCGGTTGCGTTTCAAACTCGCGGATCGAATATCGACTTGGGTCAAGACGTGACCGGCACGATCGGCAGCAACGCAGACCGTGCAAGTGGCTCGGCTCCGTGCATCGCTTTTTCCGTCAAGGACTACGGTGCCGATGCTGGGCCGATTTCGCCCACCTTGCGTGCGGGCGGTTTCGACAAGAGCCACGCCAACGGCGGCGTCATGCCGGCTATCGCCTTCGGTTGGCAGAATTCGAGCAAGCAAGGTGCCAGTGCCAGTGCCAGTGTGACACCCACCCGTGCGGCCCCTCACACGGCGAATATCAGAGCGGCGGATGGTGGATCGTCGCGAAGCTACGTCGCAGCATCGGGCGTGCGGCGGCTCACCCCCACCGAGTGTGAGCGCCTCCAGGGCTTCCCCGACGGCTACGCCCTCGTCTGCTATCGCGGGAAGCCCGCCGCCGATGGCCCGCGATACAAGGCGCTCGGGAACTCAATGGCTGTGCCGTGCATCCGCTGGATTGGCGAGCGGATCGAGCTGGTGGAGACACTGGAGGGGCAGACATGATAGAGGTTGTTCGGATCGTCGCCCCGAACTTCGTCGCCGGCATCGTGCCGCACAACGGAAGGGTGGTGAACGCCGCGCCTATCCTGCGGTACATGATCCATTGGAACGGGAAGCGCGTGGCAGACTACTGCAAGGCCAAGGGCTGGACCTGGGAGCGGGTGCAGTGCGAGCCGGCCGACGCCTACGACCCGCCGCCCAGCGTGGGCTAGGACAGCGCCTCCGGGGTTTCGATGAGCCGCTGGAGGATGGCGCGGGCGCGGTCGGTGGGATGGTCGTCGGGCTTGTAGCCATGAATGGCTACGCTCGCGTCGATGCACATTAGCGCATATTCGAGCGCTTCCTTGTCGGCCTGACGCTCGGCCGCCGCCGCGTAGTGTATCGCGGCGTCCATCAAGGCATACGCCCTGTCCGCGGCGGCCATCATACCGCGGCGGCGCTTGTCGCTCATTCCTCGTGTCATTTCCATCTCCTGTCTTCAGGTAGGTAGGCTAGCGCCAGAGCGCGGGAAGCGCGGAAGGCAGCGGGTTGCGCGTGATCGCGAAGGAAAAGGCCTCTCGGTCCAACGGCACGACAGGAAAGCCTCGGCTCTGGAGCCGCCTCGTTGTCCACGCCAGATAACTGACATAGAGCGCTTGCAGTGCGATGGCGTCGGCGAGGTTGGGCAATGTGGCCTCCTAAGAGATGATGGGTGGAAACGCGCCGGCCCGATAGGCGGCCATGAAGTCGGCGAGAGTTGGCTTCTGCGCGCCGGTCACTGCGGCGACAAGGCGGCCTGTTTCATAAATCGTGTCAGCGTTGATATTGCGCCACCGGCCGAGACGCTCTGTCCACTTTCCGGCGTGGTAGTCGGCAACGCCCTGGCGGAAAGGCTTGGAGACGAGGATGGTCGCCATAGAAGCCTTCTTTTCATTGCTGTTGGCCATTTCCGTTCTCCGTGGTGGGTGGGGCTAGGCGCCGTAAACCGCGCGGCCGAAGCCAAGGTCCGCAACGATGAGCGTGCGGCGGGGCATGCCGGCGCGGGGCTGGACGCCCTCGATCACCAGCAACGTGTCGGTCTGCGTCTCGATCTTGCCGGGGCAATTCCAGTGCTCGCGACCAGCGAGAAAGTCAGGAATCGTGTCCGAGACGTAGGTGAGGTTATCGGCCGTGAGCATATGGCCCTCGGCGTCGAAGATGGCTTCGATTTCGTCGTCCGTCTGGCTGAACTGGTCGCGGTTGAGTTTTGCCATGTCCGTCTCCCGTGTTGTCGATGAGGGGAGAGTAAGCAACCATCGACTGCCTGTCAATACCAAAGCAGTGCGGGGTTGCATTTATTTTCTGGGCCGCTATAATGGCGCCATGAGGAAGACGCCCAAACAGCGCGCAATCGAGGCAGCCGGTAGCGTCGCCGCGCTCGCCGGTATTCTCGGGATCACGCGCCAAGCCATTGAGAAATGGACCCGCATCCCTGCCGAGCAAGCCTACAAGATCGAGAAGGCCACAGGCATCCGCTGCCACGAGCTGAGGCCCGACGTGTTCCCGGCACCGGAGGCTCGCTGATGGCCCGCTACGGCTACGCCCGCTCTCCGACTGTCCGTGGAAACATGGAGCTGGAGCGCGCCAAGACGATCCTGCGCAAGACCGGCAGGGTGGTCTACAACGCCGAGGTCACGGACGGCCGGCCCGCGAAGGGCAAGATCAAGGTCGACGGCAGGAACTACGATCCCCAGGAGGTGATCGACATGGCGAGGGAGAATGCGCCGCGCATCACAATACGCCATTAACCGATTGCTGTGTGAAACAATACACCATGCCCCGAACGGCTCGAACAGTCGGCACCGAGACCCAGACCATCGCTGTTCTCAACATGATCGCAGCCCACCAAGGCCGTTCGTGCCCCACCAGGGACGACATCGCGGCATGGACCGGCGTACCGCACCGAGCAATTGGCAGACTCCTAGCCCTCCTGCAAGCCACAGGGGTCGTTGAAATCGAGGAACGCGGCAAATCCCCCAAGCTCCGCCGCATCCGGCAAGTCGGAAAGCCATGGACAGGCTGGAGCAAGAGGGATACCAGCAGAGCTACTGCGAATAGGTGGACGGCTAAAATACTGGAAAATACTCATGGGCAGGCCCAAGGGCTCACCGAATAAGGTCTCAAGAGACGTGCGCGAGGCTGCCCAGCAATACACGGCAGCCGCACTCAAGACGCTGGCCGATATCTGCGCTAAGGGCGAGAGCGAACAGGCCCGTGTGGCAGCGGCCAACGCCCTTCTCGATCGCGGGCACGGCAAGGCGACCCAGGTTGTCGACGCGACGCTGAACCTAGTGGATAAGCTCAATGTCGATGAACAGCGCCTTTTTGCAGCAGCTCTCCGCCATCTCTCCAGTATTGAGAGCGAAGATGCTGGCGGAGCTAGACCGACGCATCACTAGGCACGATAGCCGCCTCAAGCTGGGGACCTACTACCCCGACGAAGGCCCGCTGCGCCGCGAACTGTACCCCAAGCACATGGAGTTCTTTCGGGGTGGCAAGGAGCACCGTGAGCGGCTGATGATGGCGGCCAACCGCATCGGCAAGACCGAGGGCGTGGGGGGCTACGAGACGACGCTGCACCTCACAGGGGCCTATCCGCACTGGTGGGAGGGCCGGCGCTTCGCCAAGCCAGTGCAGGCATGGGCGGCTGGAAAGACCAACACCACGACGCGCGACATCATCCAGGCCAAGCTTTGCGGCCCTGTTACGTTCGAGGGCGGCAAGAAGACGGTGGACGGCACGGGCCTCATACCCGGCGATGCGATCCTCGATCTATCGTGGAAGGCCGGCATCCCTGATTTGGCCGACAACATCAAGATCAAGCACGCATCGGGTGGCGTCTCGACGCTGGGCCTCAAGTCCTATGAGCAGGGTCGTGGCGCGTTCGAGGGCACAGAGCAAGACGTGATTTGGCTTGATGAGGAGCCTAGCCTAGCCGTCTATGTCGAGTGCCTAGTGCGCACGATGACCACCGATGGCATGGTACTGCTTACCTTCACACCGCTGGAGGGCATGAGCGAGGTGGTGATGAGCTTCTTGGAGGCGGGGAGGGCGCAATCTCAAAGCTAGTGGTCTCCGCGACGTGGGATGACGTGCCCCATCTGTCGACCGGGCAAAAGGAAGCGCTGTGGTCCAGCATCCCGCCCTACCAGCGTGATGCGCGGTCCAAGGGTATTCCCCAGCTCGGCAGCGGCGCTATCTTCCCAGTCCCCGAGAGCGACATCGTGGTCGAGCCCTTTGAAATCCCGCGGTACTGGCCGCGAGCCTACGGTCTGGACGTGGGCTGGAACCGCACGGCGGCAGTTTGGGGGGCGCACGACCGCGAGGTGGACTGCCTGTACCTGTTCTCGGAGCACTATCGAGGGCAGGCGGAGCCGTCCGTGCATGCCGCCGCCATCCATTCCCGAGGCAAGTGGATGCGAGGGGTAATCGACCCGGCATCCCGAGGGCGTGGCCAGCGTGATGGCGAGCAGCTCCTCCAGAACTACGTCGACCTGGGCCTCAACCTGTCAATGGCGGAGAATGGCGTCGAGGCTGGCCTGTTCGATGTGTGGGAGCGCCTCTCGACCGGCCGGCTCAAGGTCTTCAAGACGCTGCAAAACTGGCTGAGCGAGTACCGCCTGTATCGCAGGGACGAGAAGGGGGCGGTCGTCAAGAAGGATGACCATTTGATGGATGCGACGCGCTACTTCGTGGTGTCCGGCATTCATCACCTGGCATGCGCGCCAGACGCCGCAGACCGCACCATGGCTGCAATCAAGGGCGCCAACCGTGGCAAGTCGACGGTGCACGAGTACGACCCCATGGAGGACTCATGACCCGCGCTATTGCCATCATCCTGCTGCTCGCTGGCTGCGCCACTGAGCGCGGCGGCCTGTGGGAACGCGCCGGCAGCACCAGGGCAGACTTCGACCGCGAGCACTACGCCTGCACTCGCGACACGCTGGCGATCGGCGCAGCGGCTCACCTCAACCTCCCCTCTCATATCGCCACCTACAAGCTCTGCATGAAGGCGGCTGGCTGGACATTTGGCGAGGCTTGATCCGATAGGAGACGGAATAGGCGTTTCAGCGCGGCCGGCATTATGGTCCGCGCATGGGACTATTTGGCGGCACACCGACACCCTACGTTCCCCCGATGCCAACGGCACCGCCGCCGCCTCCGACGATGGCTGACCCCATGGTCAAGCAGGCTGCGCGCAATGTGCAGCAGAACGCGGCAGCGGCCAGCGGCTACGGCAGCACCATTGCCACGGGCGGGCAGGGCGTGACCACGTACGCGCCGACGGACAAGAAAGAGCTGCTGGGGCAGTGATGGGCATCGGAACCCAGCGCCAGTCTACCTACGTACCAACGGCCCCAGCCCCTACCATCGGTGGTGGTCTGACGCCGGTTGCGGCTGGTGACGTGAAAACGTTTGGTGACGAGCAGGAATACGAGAGCCTCGGCACCGATGAAAAGGCCAAGAACAGCGAGTGGGACAACATCACTCGCGACCGTGACGGCAAGATCGAATACTGGAAGAAGAAGGCCGAAAGGCCGATGAGCTGATATGCCAGACGGTGCAGTCTCCCTCCAGGACGCCAAAGACCCATGGCTCCGCAATTACTTCATCAATCGCCTCGGAGCGATGGATAACGACCGCACGAGCTACTGGCTGACATGGAAGGATTTGGCGCAGAACTTCGCGCCCCGTCGCGGCAAGTTCCTGATCTCGAACAACGACTACACGCGCGGTCGCCGCAAAGACCAGCGCATCATCGACAATACGCCAGCCATTGCCGGCCGCGTCATGGCCTCGGGCATGATGGCCGGCATCAGCTCACCCGCCCGCCCATGGTTCCGGCTCAAGATGGCCGATGACGCGGCGAATGAGGAGAGCGGCGCACGCGCGTGGCTCGACGAAGTGCAGAAGCGCATCCTGCACATCTTCGCCAAGTCGAACCTCTACAACTGCCTGCACACGCTCTATGCCGAGCTGGGCACGTTCGGCACGGCGGTGCTGTGGGTGGATGAGGATGACGAAGATATCATCCGGGGCTACACCCTCACGGTCGGCGAATACTGGCTGGCCAGTTCCAGGCGCTTGGCCGTCGATACCGTCTATCGCACCATGTGGTGGACCGTCCGCCAGATCGTGGACGAGTTCGGCCGGGAGAAGGTGAGCGACGGCATCCGCTCGCTCTACGACAACGGCCTGATGGACCTGGAATACGAGATCGTCCACGCGGTCGAGCCCAACCCCAACGCGGCTGCGAAGGGCCGGAAGACCCCCGGCGCATTCTGGAACGGGCACCTCGCGAGCCAGATGCCCTATCGATCGGTGTGGTTCGAGCGCGGGCAGCAGGGTGAGCGAGCGCTGCTGAAGGTGTCTGGATACGATGAGTTCCCCTGTATGGCCCCCCGATGGGAGGTGGCCGGCAGCGAGACCTACGGCTCGGGCAATACACCCGGCTGGCTGGCCTTGGGTGATTCGCAGTCCCTGCAAATCCAGCAGCGCCGCAAGATGGAATTCATCGACAAACTCGTGAAGCCGCCCATGACAGGGCCGCCGAGCTTGGACAACAAGCCTTCAAGTCTCCTCCCTGGTGGAATGACCATCGTGAGCGAGCAGGGGCCGCACGCCGCTTTCCGGCCGGCGTTCGAGGTCAACCCTGCGGGCATGCAGCCGCTCGTTGGCGACATCATGGAGACGCAGAACCGCATCAAGCAGGCGTTCTATGCCGACCTGTTCCTGATGATGGCGGAGAGCGACCGCCGCGAGATCACGGCACGCGAGATCGACGAGCGCCACGAGGAAAAGATGCTGATGCTGGGGCCGGTGCTTGAGCGGCTCCACGACGAGCTGCTCGACCCGCTGGTTACTCGCGTCTTCAACATCGTGGCCCGCAAGGGTGGAATCCCGCCGATGCCCGAAGGCATGAAGGCGTCGCATGTGCAGATCGAGTTCATCTCCATGCTGGCCTCGGCGCAGAAGGCGGCGGCCACGGGCTCGATCGAGCGCTATGTGCAGTTCGGCGCCCAGCTCGCCCAGGTCGGCTTGCCCGGCGCGCTCGACCGAATCGACGTGGACGGAACCATGGACGAATACGGCGAGATGACCGGCGTGCCGGGCAAGGTGATCGTGGACCTCAAGAAGGCCATGGCCGCTCGGGACGCTCGGGCCAAGCAGGTGCAGGGGCAGGAGACGCTCAACAATCTCCAAGCGCTGGCGACGACGGCCAAGACAGCGGGCGAGATCGACGTGGGTGGTGGGCAGAACGCGGTATCGGCCGCAATCCAGGGAGCAACGCAGTGACGCAGCGTGAGGAAGCGACCTTGATGGCCAATCAGATATTGGCTGATGGCTCTGACCATGGCTGGCTGTCCCCGCTGGCCAAGGAGTTCCTGGCCATGGTGGAGCGTGAGGCGTCGAGATTGAAGCCGGACACGCGCGAGTATTTCCGGGAAAAGGAAGTTATGGCCACGGCAGGTGTCGTGAAGTGACAGACCTCGGCAACCGCCGTGAAGTCGAGCGGCGCAACAAAGAGCTAAAGGTCGCGGGCCTTGAGAGCGACGCCGCGCTGCGCTGGCTGATGGGTGATGCGCGGGGCCGCAAGTACGCATGGGGCATCCTGGGCGCGTCTGGCGTCTACCGGATAAGCATGGGCGCATCGCCCGAGTGGACGGCCTTCAATGAGGGCAAGCGCCAGATTGGCTTGACCTTGTTGGGTGACATCATGCGCGTGACGCCGGGCCTGTACCAGACGATGCAGACCGAGAACACACCACAGACGAAGACGGAGACCGACGATGGCTGACGAACCGATTGCAACCCCGACTGCGGCACCTGTGGTGCCAGCGGCTCCGGCAGCGCCCGTTGTGGCTTCGTCTCCCGCGCCGGGCGCTGCCGTTGAGCCCGTTGCAGCCAATCCAGCACCATCGCTGGTCACGTCGGCCCCTGCTGAGCCTGCTGCCCAGACGCCGGAACAGCTCGCGGCAGCCGAGACGGCCAAGGCCGAATCGAAGGCGCGCACCGATGCCTTCACTGCGGCTGCCGATCCTGCCGGCAAGAAGGCTGCATATGAGGCGCTGAATGCCGATGAGAAGAAAGCGACGTTCGACGCGCTGAGCGAGGACGACCGCAAGGCGCTGGAGATCAAAGACCCAACCATCCCGGTCTATGACTTCAAGCTGCCCGAGGGCATGACAGTGGCCAAGGAGCAGATGGACGCCTTGACCACGCTCGCGACGGAGACCAAGACGCCGCCCGAGGTGGCGCAGAAATTCCTCGATATGCACATGTCGCTTGTTCAAGCGCAGGCCAACGCCAGCGTCCAGAACTACGTCGACACGCAAAACAAATGGGTCACGGAAGTGAAGGCTGATCCCGAGATCGGCGGGCCAAAGCTGGAGGCAACCATCGCCTCCTGTGCCCGCGCGATAGATCGCCTGAATGTTCCGGGATTCCGCGAGGCACTGGACTTGACGGGGGCTGGCAATCATCCGGCCGTCGTCAAGGCCATGAATCGCATCGGGCAGCTCATGAGCGAAGACAGGTTCAAGCCGGGCGGAAATCCGCCGGCCGCTGGGCCGAAGTCGGCTGCCGCCGTCCTCTATGGCGATGGTCCAGTCACCTCGACATAGCCCCTCAATTCGGAGTTAGAAAATGGCAGTTATCACCTCTACGGCCCTGACCCTCGCGGAATGGGCCACGCGATTGGACCCCGGCGGGAAGCCGGCGACCATCATCGAGCTGCTCGGCCAGACCAACGAGATGCTGACCGACATGCTGTGGATGCAGTGCAACGACGGCGCGGGTCACAAGACCACCGTGCGAACGGGCCTCCCGCAGGCAACGTGGCGCCTACTCAACTACGGCGTCCAGAAGTCCAAGAGCACCACGGCCCAGGTCCGTGATGCGACGGGCATGCTGGAAGCCTACAGCGACATCGACAAGGCGCTGGCCGATCTCAACGGCAACACCGGAGAGTTCCGCCTCGGCGAGGACATGGCCTTCTTGCAGTCCATGAACCAAGCCATGCAGGGAACCGTGATCTACGGCAGCCAAGCGGCGACGCCGGAACGCTTCACGGGCCTTGCCCCTCGGTTCAACTCGCTGTCGGCGGCGAACGGCCAGAACATCGTCGACTGCGGCGGCTCGGGCTCGACCAACACCTCGATGTGGCTGGTGGGTTGGGGTCAGAACACCTGCCACGGCCTGTTCCCCAACGGATCGAAGGCCGGCTTGCAGCAGCGCGACCTCGGCGAGGTGCCGCTGTACGACCAGAACGGCAACGTCTATCAGGGCTATCGGACCCATTTCAAATGGGACTGCGGCCTGACTGTCCGTGACTGGCGCTTCGTCGTTCGGCTCGCCAACATCAACGTCACCTCTGGTGCCGTCACCACGTCGAACCTGCTCAACTACATGATCGCGGCCGTGAACAAGGTCCCGTTCGTGTCGGCCGCTGGCAACAGCCCGCCCCCGGAAGGCACGAAGCCCGGCGCCGTCAACATGGCGTTCTACTGCAACCGCTATCTCCGCACCGCGCTCGATATCCAAGCGCTGGCGAAGACCAACAACTTCCTCACCATCGAAACCCGTGACTCGAAGCCGTACACGACGTTCCGTGGTCTTCCCATCCGCATTTGCGATCAGCTTCTCAACACCGAAGCCCGCATCGTCTAAGGAGAAATCCCATGTTGCTCGACAAGTTCAATCAGTTCTCGGCGGCCTATGCGCCGACGGCAGTGGGCACGACCTACTCCGACGTTCTCGACCTCGGCGTTGCCCGCGATGTTGGCGGCGCTGTCACGGAAAAGCTGATGATGCTGATCCAGGTCGTGACAGCTTTCACTTCGGCTGGCTCTGCTACCATGCAGGTACAGATTCAGACCTCGGCCGACAATTCGACCTATTCGATCCTGTCGCAGTCCGATGCCGTCGCGGTGGCTTCGCTGATCCAGGGCTATCGGTTCCTTGAGAACTCGGTGCCCGACATCACGTCGCGCTACCTGCGCATCGCCTACATCATCGGCACCGCCGCAATGACTGCGGGCGCCATCACGGCGGCTTTCGTGCCTGACCTCCAGCGCGCGCCGTCCTACGCCTCCGGCTACACGTCATAGGTGATTTATGGCTAAGGAAAAGGTCGTCTACAAGGTTCTGGAAACTTCCTACATCGGAATGCGGACCTACGAGCCCGGCGAGTATGTCGCGTTCGATCCCGACACCGAGACCGGAAGCAACCTGAAGAAAGCCACGCCTGCCGAGATTGCCAAGCATCAAGCGGCAATCGAGGAAGCCAAGGGCGATCCCGACCTTGTGACGGCCTGATTCCCGCCGTTCCTCAATTCTCGGAGTAAGTTCAATGGTTGCAGTCTCCACTCTCATTTCCGACCCGGCCACCACGGCAGGCTGGCGGGCGGAAGGCAACAACTTCGCGGCACGTCAGGGTGACGGCGCGGACTATGCGCCCCTGGTCGCCAAAAGCATCACGCTCACCGGCCCCCCGGCTGGCACGGGCGTCAATGCCCAGGCCGCGATCCCGCGAGGTGGTGCCGCTGGCTTCGTGGCGACCTTCGCCTCGAACCAGTCGCCCGCCTCCGTCGCCACGCTCACGACCGTCAATCGAGGTATGACCCTCATCAACGGCACCGGGGCCGCTGTCACCATCGCGACCACCGATCTCGTGATCGTCAACAAGCCCGCCGCCCAGGCGGGGCTCGGCGTCGGCAACGAGTACGTGTCGTCTGCCGGCGTTCTGGCAGTCTCCTTCGCCAACCTGTCGGCCGGCTTCCTCACGCCAACTGCGGCGGAGAAGTACGGCGTCATCGCCCTTCGCGGCCTCAACTCGGTCACGAGCGCGCTCACGCCCGTGTCGATCGCGGCTGCGACGACCGCCGAGCAGCAGTTCTCCATCACGGGCCTCCGAGCTGGAGAACTGGTGAAGGTCAACAAGCCCACGATCCAGCCCGGCATCGAGATTGTCGGCGCTCGCGTGGTGTCGAACAACCTGCTCGGGATCACCTTCGGCAACGTCACGTCGGCTCCGCTGACGCCGACCGCCGCCGAAAGCTACACCGTGATCTCGATGGGCGGCCTCGATGCCTTGAACAATGAAATCCTGTTCCAAGTCTCGGCGGCTCCCGTGGCGGTGCCCACCCTGTCCTCGTTGGCGGGAACGCTGACCATCGGCAACCTCGCCGTTACCGACACGGTGAAGGGCGTCCAGAAGCCGACCCAGCAGAACGGCCTTATCCCCGGCGCCGGCTTCGTCTCTGCCGCTGGCGTGGGTGCCGTGATCTTCGGCAACTTCACCACCGCCTCGATCACGCCCACGGCCAACGAGGTCTATGGCGTATCGATCTTCCGCCCCAACCCGGCTGCTCCCCTCGTGGTGCAGGCGGTGACGCTCACCCCGGCCTCGGTCGCGGCCAACACCACGGCCGAGCAGACCTTCGCCGTCACGAGCGTCGTGGCTGCGTCCATGGTGTGGGTCAACAAGCCCACGGCACAGGCTGGCCTCGGCATCCTCGGTTGCCGCGTCTCGTCCGCTGGCAACATCGCGATCACCTTCGCCAACTTCACGTCGGCGACTCTGACCCCGACTGCCGGCGAGAGCTATCTGGTGGGCAACTTCCAGATGCCACTCGATACCGCTGGTGGTGCTGTGATCCAGTCCGCCAGCATCGTCGAGCAGTCGACGGTGCAGCTTGCCAATGCGATGCGCGCCGCGCTCGTGTCGGCCGGCATCATCATCGGCGCATGATCTCCATCATCCTTCCAAGCAGGGGGCGGCCCGCCAGTCTGGCGCGGGCCGTCGCTTCGCTTGCCCGATGCGAGTGTGAGATCGTGGTTGGCCTCGATGAGGACGACCCCACGGCCGACGATGCCATGGAGATGCTGGACTATCCCCAGGTCAAGATCGTCCGCAGCTTCCGCAAGACCACGACGGCGCAGCTTTTCAACGTGCTGGCTGAACACGCCACGGGGAGCCATGTCATTGCCTTCCCGGACGACTACACCATGGATCAACCCAACTGGTCGGAGCTGGTCGAGAAGACCGTGGCCCTCCTCCCTGGTGGGTATGGCGTGGCCTATCTGGCCGACCCGATGTACCCCTACTTCGCCACCTTCCCCATCCTCTCGCGGGCCACCATCGCGCTCAACGGGTCATTCTTCCCGCCCTATTTCCCGTTCCTGTTCGGTGACACCTACTGGAACGAGGTCGGCGTGATGAGCGGTCTGATCGTACGATCGGAGGCGTCGGTGACGATCCGCGCCGACACGGGCCATATCCACACCTACCGGGACCTCAAGTTCTGGTCCGAGATGTACGACAAGACGCGGACCCTCCGGGAAGACATCGCCATCAAGATCATTCGTGCGGCCTATGGTGAAGGGCAGCAGGCAGAGACGCTCATCACTACCCTTGCAGAACGGAAGGCCGCGCTGATCCGTCTCCACGCTCCCAACATGACGCAGGAGTTCTATGACAAGTGGGAGAACAAGCACGGCGGCTTCCACCATCCTGCCTATGCAGACCTGAAGGCCAAGGCCGACAAATTCATGGAGATCGCATGACGTTCGTGGTTTTCGCTACCCCGGCTTTCGACGGCACCGTGACACTGGGCTACCTGACTTCGATGATGCGCACGACCCGAGTGCTGGACCAGCGTGGGATCAAGTGGGAGCACGCAACGATCGGCGGCGACCCCTATCTGGCCAAGGTCCGCAATGCCCTGGTGTCCGCTGCATTGCAGCAGTTCCCGGACATGACGGACTTGTTCTTCCTCGACGCGGACCTCGATTGGGACCCGCAAGCGGTCCTGAAATTGCTCGACCATCCTTCCGAAGTGGCGGCGGCGATCTACCCCAAGAAGATGGACGCGCCGGACTTCCCCTGTGAGCTGGTCTACGACGGTGCGGAGATCGTGGACGGCAAGCCTGTCGGCGGCTCGATGGTCGAAAAAGATGGCTGGTACAAGGCCCGCAAGGTCCCGACCGGCTTCCTTCGCATCAAGCGACAGGTTCTGGAAGCCATGGCATCCGTAAGCGGACGCTACAAGGATGGGACCAACGGCGGCGCACTGTGCTGGAACATCTTCGAGATGGGCTATTCCCCCGACAAGGAAGCGGTGGACGGTATCGGGGAGTGGTGGGGCGAGGACTACGCATGGTGCGAGAAGTACGTTCGTGGCGGGGGTGAAATCTGGGTCTGGCCCGATGCCGAGTTCGGCCACCGTGGGCCGAAGACGTGGCGCAACAACCTCCTACCGTTCGTCCAAAGCGCCGCTGCCGGGCACAATCTCAAGCTCGTGAAGTACGGTGCCCATGGCGAGGCGGATCAGGCTTTCCCCGTCGCGGCGGAATAGATGGCCAGCATCACCGACATCTGCAACGCCGCGATCTCCCACTGCGGCACGCGATCGAAGATCAGTTCGATTGATGAAGGTAGTGTTGAGGCGAATAGCTGCGCCACGCACCTGCCCTTCGTCCGGGACTCGACACTTCGGGCTGGTGATTGGAACTTCGCCCGCCGGACGATGGAGCTTGCCACACTGCTCGACCCCCCGGAACGGTGGAGCTACAAGTATGGTGTTCCCACCGACTGCATCCGGGTCCGCCGTCTGAATGACGTCCCGGTGCTGGTGTTGCCTGAGACCTTCTTCGAAATGGCGGCAGATGTCGACCAGACCGGCGCCATTATCAGCGTCATCCTGACCAACATCTCGCCGCTCGCTGCGATCTACACCGCCCAGGTGACGGACCCGCTTCGATGGGATGCCGGCTTCACCGACGCCATCATCTATGGCCTCGCGGCTCGCGTTTGCTATGAGCTGACCGGCAAGGAAGACCGGACCCAGATGCTCACGAAGATGTGGGCGGCCGCGCTCGATACCGCCAAGGTCGAGATGGCGAACGAGCAGAGCCAGCCGAACCGCACCTACGTGCCTGAGAACCTTGCGGCGAGGGGCTACAACGACGGGTTGGCTGAGTACGGACAGGTCTGGCCGGGCAACGGCTGGCCGTGGCCTCAGGGAATTCCGTGACATGCCGGCAATCCCCACGATCCAGCCATCATTCGCCGCTGGTGAGCTAGGGCCATTCCTCTACGGGCGAGTGGACCTCGCCAAGTTCCATGTTGGCGCGCGGAAGATGCTCAACTTCTTCGTGCATGCGCAAGGCGGAGCGTCGAACCGGGCGGGGACTTCCTACGTCGGAGAGGTGGACAGCAGCACCTACCGCCATCGATTGATCCCATTCCAGTTCCGCTCTCTACCGGGTGGGCAGACCTATGCGCTGGTGTTCGGCAATCTCACCATGCAGGTTGTGAAGAACGGTGCGTTCGTCGAGTCGAGCCCCGGCACACGCTATACCTTGGCCACGCCCTACCTTGCCGCCGATCTCCCGCTGCTGAAGTTCGTGCAAAGCGCCGATGTCATGACGCTTACGCACAGTCTTTACCGGCAGCAGAAGCTCACGCGTACCGGCGATGCGGCTTGGACAATCACGCCCATCACCTTCGCGCCGACGCAGGCGGCCCCTACCGGCTTCGCCAGCACCGCCGTGGGAACTACCTACCTCTACGGCATCACGGCTATCAGCGGATCGAACGGCGAGGAGAGCCTGCCGCTCTACGGAACGTCTCTTTCCCAAACCTCAAAGCTCACCTGGACGAATGCGCTCAACGGGATTTCCTACAACATCTACAAATCCTTGAACGGCATCTATGGCTTCATCGGCTATTCTAGCGATGGGACGGTGGGCTTCACCGATACCACGATTGTGCCCGATGTCGGCGACACACCTCCTCAACAGCGCAACCCGTTCGGCTCGAATATCTCTGCGATCACCAAGGCCAATCCCGGCGCCGTGACGACCATCGGCGCGCATGGCTATACGACCGGTGACACTGGGTATTTCGATAGCGTGGGAGGCATGGTCGAGTTGAACGGCAACAGCTACACGCTGACCGTGACCGGCACGACCACCTTCACCATCGGTGTCAATACGTCGGGATACACTACCTACACCTCTGGCGGCACGGTGCAGGGGCCGGGGGATTTCCCAATCTGCTCGACCTACTACCTGCAACGACAGGTCTTTGCCGGCACGCTCAAGAAGCCAGACACACTCTGGTTCTCCAATGTTGGAGCCTTCAACAACATGAGCGTTGCCGTTCCCACAAAGGACAGTGACGCCATCACCCGGACGCTGGTGAGCCGAGAAGTGAATGCCATCCGGCACTTGGTTCCGATGACCTCCATGCTCGCCATGACTTCCGGTTCGGAATGGCGTGTGTATCCAGGCGGAACGGCTTCAGCTCTCACGCCCGCCCAATGCACGACGCTGCCGCAAACCTATCTCGGCTGCTCCGATAACTGCCCGCCGATCATCGCCGACAATTCGGTCCTGTTCGTGCAGGGTAAGGGAAGCCGTGTCATCGCGCTGAAGTACGACGCCATCCAGGACCTCTACGACTCCAAGGATATGTCCGTGCTTTCGCAACAAGTCCTGTGGGACACGCTGGCACAGTACACGCTGGACGAATGGGCATGGGCACAGGAGCCGTTTCGCATCGTCTGGGGCGTGCGCAGCGACGGCTATGCGTTGGGCTTCACCTACATGCGCGAGCATGACGTTTACGCATGGCATCGCCACAATACTCAAGGCACCTTCGAAAGCGTCTGCGCTATCACGGAAGGCGATGAGGCCACAGCCGAGGCGGAGGATACGGTCTACTGGATCGTCAACCGCACCATCAACGGTGCGACGAAGCGCTATGTAGAACGGATGGTGAGCCGGACTTTTGAGGACGTAACAGAGGAATGGTTCGTCGACTGCGGATTGCAGTACGACGGATGGAACACCGACGCGACCAAGACGCTAAAGGTATCGGGCGCGAGCTATGCGGCGGGTGCCACGGTGACGATGACGGCGGCAGGCTTCACGCCCTTCACAAATCCGGCGAGCATCGATCGATACTACAAGTTGCGCTCTGATGACGATGAGATCGTTGTGCAGGTATCGGCCTATACCAGCACCAGCGTTGTATCTGCCACGCTGCTCAATCCTGTTCCAACCAGCCTGCAAAACGTGGTGACGGCCGATTGGGCGTTGATGGCCACGAGCGTCTCCGGTCTCTCGCATCTTGAGGGCGAGACTGTTGCCATGCTGGGGGACGGCTCGGTTGTTCCCGAGGCAGTCGTGACGGGGGGCGTCGTGGCGCTCGACGCCTACTATGCCCGTGTTACCGTTGGGCTTGGCTATACAGCCGACCTCGAAACGCTCAACCTCGAATTGGCCGCCGCTGGCGGGACGATCCAGGGCGAGATGAAGAAAATCGCCCAGATCACCACGCGCGTGAAAGACACGCGAGGGATTGAGGTCGGTATCGGGCAGTTCAACCCGCGCACGGGACAGGATGCCGAGCCGGCCCTGGTCGAAGTGAAGCAGCGCGGCATGGAGAACCTTGGCGACCCGATGTCGTTTTTCAGCGGCGACTTCGCAACCGTGATCCCGACCGAGTGGAACCGCGAAGGCTGGATGTATATCCGGCAGCAGTATCCGCTTGGTTGCACCATCCTTGACCTCGTGCCCGAGGTCAATGTCGGCGGATGATCGAGATTGTTCCCGCCTCCATGGATCATGTCCACGCCATCGATCTCAGGGCCGCCGATGCCGCCGAGATCGCGGCGCATGGCGTCTCGAAAGAGAAGGGCTTGCGGGTGAGCCTTGAGCGCGCGATATGGGCCGACGCCTATCTGGTCGACGGAGAGGTGGCGGCCATTCTTGGGTGCGGCATGTCGAGCTTGGTTGGCGGCCACGTCACGCCATGGCTCATCAC